TCAAAGTGATGATCGCTAGCAATATAGGCCATGCTTTCGACAGGATGTCGAAGAAATCCATAATCAACGATGCAGTGTGAGGCTGGCATAAACGATTGCAGACATGGAAAAGATAAGCACCCCAGCGGTCTTGATAAGGATGCCCTCCAGCCGCTTGAGCCGTGCATTGATCTGGTCGTACCTCTCGGCACAAACCGCCTCATGGCTGCTGAATTGCGATTCAAGGCTCACGGCTGGCTTTCAAGTTGTGCTGCTTGATATGCAGCAATCACTTCCGCTGTCCAAGCCGCATTGCAGATAGCAACAACATTAGCTGGAACGCCTGTCAGGTCTTGTGCGGGTGTGAGGCTTGAACGATGGTAGGTTTGGCTGATTTGATTGCCATCTTCCATGATGCGTGTAGCCTCACGATATAGAACAATGCCGTTCTCGGTTACTGTGATTTGGTCAATGACAGTTGTTTTGGTAAGTGACATGATTGTTTCCTTTAAGTTAAGTGTCCGACTAGACTAATCTGGTCTAGTTAATTAAGATACTGTATAGGTTATGTTGATGTGAAAAATTGAATTATTTGCCACTGCCGTAGTAAACAAAATTTCTCGGTCGGCATTGTCCCGTGTTTTGTCAATATAAAATGAAGTACTATTTCCACCTGTGCTTCTAGGATTGCAATATAATTCTCCAGCAGCAAAATCAACAGTACCTAAAATTACAGAACCCAAGCAAACTTCAGTTGCGCCTGAATTTGTAAAAGGTAGCCCTTCAATTCTAACGCCTGATGTCCAAGAGCCTTTGTTGCTTAATTCAATTTCTGCTGTTGCAAAAACAGTTCTTCCAACTTTTGTATATCTTCCTCGTTGTGCTGTATACGCAGTTGAGCCAATAGAGCCACCAAGCCCCTCATAAACAGGTGTCCAAGTCCCCTCCTCATAATCATCTAGCGTATTAGCGTCTGATGATGCTGATTGAGTTGCGGGGAATGTGATGCCAGCACCGCTTGATGATGGGGTTGCATTGCCAACCCCTAGCGTAGTACCGATCTGCCCGGTTGTGCTGGCGGTTACCGTAGTAAACGCACCAGCCAGCGGAGTGGATGTGCCAATGATGACGTTGTTGATTTGATTGCCGCCGCCTGATACTGTGCCGCCCAAAGTAAACGCTGGCATGGTTCCCACGCTGGCTGGGCTTCCCAGTGCAGGCGTGACTAGTGTGGGGCTTGTTGCAAAGACCAATGCGCCAGTGCCAGTTTCGCCTGTAACTGCTGCCGCTAAGTTTGCTGATGATGGTGTGCCAAGGAAAGTGGCAACGCCTGTCCCCAAACTTGATATGCCTGTGCCACCCTTTGCAACCTTTAGCACTGGGCCTGCATCAAACAATGCGTCAATCAGGTCCAGGTCAGTGTTGACCTTCGTACCCCACGTGTCAGTTGAGGCTCCAACCTCTGGCTTAGTCAACAGTAAATTGGTTGTTGTGGTATCTGCCATTTTTTGCTCCTAATCAAACAGGTGTCCAAGTTTCAGAATTATCTGCGATTGCAGTCCAAGTCTCTGCTGTATCGCTAATCGCCGTGTAAGTTTCTGCTGTGTTGCCAATCGAGGTCCAAGTCTCTGCAGTGTCACTTATTGCCGTGTAACTCTCTGCCGTGTTGGGGATAGCACCCCAGCCAAATCCAAAGACGATGCCCACCGAACCAGTGGCTGCATTCCCGCTAATCGCAGCCGCCTTGCTGTGACCCACACTGCCAACACTGCCCGTTGCGCCGTTACCCGTGATGGCCTGGAACACCAGGACTTCAGAGGGCATAGTCTGCACAGCACCCGTTGCCGCATTGCCTGTCAAAGCCCTGCTCACACCAACACCAGCATTGCCAGCCGCACCAGCAGCCTGGTTGCCGTTAACGTCAACCGCCTTGCTGTGATTGACACTGCCAACCGCCAGGGTTGCCGCATTGCCTGTCACAGCCAGGGCTGCTGATGGCGTTACCGAGTCAACCGCACCTGTAGCCTGGTTGCCTGTGATGCCAACAGACAACGTGAGCGTTACTGTGCCAACATTGCCAGTGGCAACAGTCCCATCCTCCTGGACTGACCTGTCTGCCAGCAGCGTACCAACATCACCAGTAGCAGTGTTGCCGCTGATGACAACATTGCCTATGCCATAAACACCAAGCCCGTAATAGCCTGTTCCATAAGCAGCCATGCTGCCCCCTTGCTTACGCCAGCCTGATCAGGCCAGTGCTTGCATCATTAGTTGGCATGGTCAGCGTGAATGTCCCGGCAGTCACTGTCTGACTGCCAAAGGTGTGGACGCTGACTGCCTTGTTGCTCTGGGTGCTGTTGTAAATCAGGACTGCATCAAACGCTGTGGATAGCGTGACAGAGCTGAATGCAATGCTGGCGCTGGGCGTGACAAAGGCAGTCGTGCCGCTGGTGCTTGGCGCAGTGCCAAAGGTCACAGTGACGCCCCCTGTGGTGTAGCCAGTGCCTGACACTTCATTGGTTGCGCTGAATGCGGTGGTGCTTGCGTTGACAGTCGCCGAGGCCAGGTACAGCGCAGCCTTGAAGGTGTCGGCAGCGGTTGAACCTCGGGTTACGCCAGTACCAAAGTTGTGGTGTCCCACCAGCAGCTCACCCTTGAAGCTGGTACACATTGCTTGAGTGTTAGCGATGATAGTTCTCCTTAAATTTGTTGCGTTTCGCCTTGGGCAAAAACGGAGCGTTTCAAAACCATGTTGACAGAACGATGCACCAACTCGCCATCATGCCAATACTCAACCCATTGAGTTGATTCATTGCTGTTGTCCAAAGACCCCTCGCGCTTGTCCAGCAAGGAATCATCCATTTCGCCTTTGGTCGTGGTCACAATCATTGCTTACCCCAAGGTTCTTGCGCGAGTCAACAGTGCGCCGCCAGAGGTGGATGCACGGTCATCAGCCACCTGCAAGTCGGTCAATGCACGTTCGTACAGCCCAGCCCAGACAGGGATTCGGTTGTCGTCCTGGAGGTACGGTGCTGCCTGCAGCAAGCTGCCGTACAGGTAGGCGTCTGGGCTAGAGTCCAAGATGAAGTTGGTGGCAACAGAGCTGGACAGCTTGCTCAACTTTGCGTAGTAGGTCAGCTCAGTAGCGTAGTTGGTATCGGGCACTGGAGCCAGCCTAAACTGCCCACCAACCACCGTGAAGAATCTTGGCTTGCCACTGGCACTGAGCCTGGTGGACTCCTGGTCCATTGCGTCGATGGTCAGGAATGTCAATGGAGTGGGTGGGTTTGTGCCCGAGAGTTTGAATGTCCGAACCTCAAGGAAGTCGGCAGGCGTTGCCCCAAACTCCACATTGAAGGATGCATTGGAGCGAACAATCATCTGCCGGGTGCGTAGGGTGCGCTCCATCTGAGCCTCGGCGAGACTGATGAAGTCGGCAATTGCCGCTGTGAGGTCAGAACGATTGAGCCAATCAGCAACTGATGCTTTTAGCTCGGTGTAGGTCGTGAGAGCCATTTACGCCTCCTTGTCCTGCAAATCCTTGACCACCCATGTGTGCTCATGCCGAAATTCAAAGGTGCCAATGTGGCCTATTTCTTTTGAGACATCGTGGTCAATGTAGATTTTATACCCAATCTCCTTGGCCTTGAGGCAGAAGAACACATCCTCACCCACATAGCCGCGCTTGTCATTGCGCCAGGGAGTCTCAAACCAAGGCTCGGACATCTTCTTGAAGACATCTGCTTTGATCAGCATGACGCCCATGCCAATGGTGTCCACCTCCTGCAGACCGTGGTCTTCCAGGGTTGAGTAGATCAGCCTGTTGCCAATCTTGGCAGTTGGGCCTGTGGGCATCCTGCGCCTGGCGCAGTTGGTTGCCACAATGTCAAGGTCATGCGACATCAGCCGCTGAATCATGTCCTGGGGGAAGGTCATGTCTGAGTCAATGAACAGGATGTGGCTGCAGCCCTCGCGCATGGCGTCCAGCGCCAGTTCTGCCCTCTGGTTCTGTATCAGCGTACCCTGCATGATTTTGAGGTCGATGCGGTCGTCGGTGTTGCAGGCGTGATAGGCCACCATGTTTACCAGGCAATAGGCGTACTGGGTGTGAACCATGTCACGCGCTGGAGTGCAAACCGCAATAATTGTCATACTTGTCCTGGCCTTGTTCTGAAGAATCTGTTGTCGGGGTCATTAAGCCAGCGTTTCATGTAGGCTTGATCTGTGATCTTGCCGCTGGCTTGCAATTCGTAATAGATGTTCAGTGGAATGCTTGCCACCTTGTGCCACTCGCCTGTCCAGTTGGCCTTGTTGTCAGTGGCGTTGAACTGGTCCTTGTTCTCCTCCACCACATTGGAGACATCCTGCTGAGTCTCAATAGTCGCCTCGTCAGTCTCCGGGTTGTAGTGCCAGAGCCTGGTAATGCCTGTGACATCGTTTCTGTCAAAGAGTCGTGTTTCCATCTTTTGAAGGTGGACCAGGTTGCCCTGGCCCACCCCTCCTTTTAGGACGTTATCAAATCAGCAGCAAGACCGTGAGCATTCTCACTCGTGATCTTGAGGCCATACTCAACAATCAACAGACGCTTTTCAGCGTCACCCGTCTTCGCCAGCTCGATCTGCTGGAAAGGACGCAGGTACGCAACTGAGGCGTACTCAGGGTCCAGCACCAGCGCATCGCGTTCACGCTGGAACCTGTTCGCCACCACCGTCACATTGCCAAAATCACTGCATCAATGTTAAACGAGATTCGCTATTTTCTCGTCCCCCTTTCGGGGCTACCAGTTACCTGGTAGATCAGACTATCTCTTCACCCTCGTTTGAGGGGCTGGGTACTTCGGACCGCTTGGTCCTACGAGGCTCCCGCCTCTAGTCGTTACACCTTCCGATTTCTCGGCTTGGCTCGGTATTGTCCTTTGCTTGGCTTCACAGTTAGGAGGTTCACCGAATTCACCCAGTTACAACTAAGCATTACTGCTTAGTGACGCCATGTATTAACGTAGACATCAGCCGCGCCCACGATGGTAGCGGGTTTAGCACCACCTTCGATGTTGTAGCGGGTTGCAGCAATACCTGCAAATCCGCTAACGCGCTGCTTGTTCACCGGGCCTGTCATCAGGATTTTCGGTGTACCGCCAGAGGTCCAGGTCTTTTGAATCACATTCTTGAGAATGGTTTCAGTAAAGGTCCGAACAGTGCCATCGGTACGCAAGCTGTTTGGCAGCGTTGTGTAAGACGGGTCAACTCCAGATGTTCCAGCATCAGTGTTGGTTTTGATGAAGGCCAAGACAGAGCCGCTAGTACGGGCAGCACTGGTGCTACCTGCACTTGCAACTTGGCTTTGGACCATCACCAATTCCATGTCACGCTTCAACTCAGCGCCCTTCTTAGCCAACTGATAGGCCAGCTCGGACTTACGTCCAGCCTTGTTGACAACTTCCTCGGTGTTGGACAGCACCACAGTTTTGCGGCTGATCTGGCAGTAGTTCTGCATCCGCACCGTTGCGGTAACAGGGTCGTAGGTTCCAATGTCATCACCCTCAAGCTGCGCGTTGGTAGCCGCAGCTTGGAGTGAATCGGTTTGCCATTCATATAGCGTGTTTTGCACACTATCTTTTCCAATATTACTTTGGAATGGCGTTTCTTCCGGTGAGATGTTGTAGATAATATTTGCCAAGTTCTCCCGAATACCCTTTGCAGAGTAAGTCGTGAAAGTGTTAGTTACGATAGCCATTTTGTTTACCTCAAAAGATGTTCAATTGCGGAAGCCGCATCGTTGACGCGACCAGTTTTAGCAAGTCTTTGTTGCGACCTTCTTGAGTCAGTTGTGTTGTCCATTCTCCCCGCTGCACCTGGCTTGGCGGGTTTAGGCCCATTGTTAACCGCTGGCCTGATGTTGCCCCTCTTGGTCATCATCTGGTCGTACAGCGCAGCCTTACGCAGCGCAACGACAGCCCGGTGGTCAAAAATATTCTTCAGCTCGTCAGAGGAAAAGCCTAGCTTCTGCCCCCACTCAATCAGCAACGTCTTTTCAGCCTTGGCCTTGTCGGGGTTAGCCCACTCGGGAATGGCTTTGAGCATGGCATCTTGCTGTTGTGCGAGGTGTGCCTGCATAGACTGGTATTGCTCTTGCGCCTGGATGTGAGAGAGTCGCTGCTTCTCAGAAACGATGGCAGCGTGTACTTTTTCCGCATCTCTTGCAAGTTCCTTTTGCCGCACCCACTCGATTGGGTCTTCACTGTAAAGACGATCCATATCGACCTGTGGTGCAGCGTTTTGCTGAAGTTGCGCCTGGAGTGAACCCAGCAACTGGGAATACTGTTGGCGCTCCGTCCGCACAAGTTCAGCCTCTGCCTGGAACGCTCTTCGTTCCTCGGACACTTGCTGAGTCTTGCGGGTGTAGTCTGCTTCTCGGCTGTAGCCCTTTTGGAGTTCTTCAAGCGTGACCTCAACATTCTTGCCGTCAACTTTGACGGTGAATACGGGTGGCTTGTCCTCCTCCTCCTCGGCATCAACCTCATCAGACTGTTCCCCATCGGAGTCTTGCAATTCCTCCTCTGGAGCCGCTGAGTCAACTTGCGTCAACTCATCCTGCATCTCAACGTCCTGCTGGTCCCCATCTTCCGATGGCAACATCGCGCTGATAGCACTTGCCGCATTGGCAACATTTAAATTATCCATTTCAAATTCCTTTCAATTTTCCGGAACGCTCAAGTTTCTTGCGCTCAATCCAGCCGTTATCCACCATCTTCTTCAACTCAGTTCGCAGGTTGTCAATGACTTGAATCATCAGCCACGCCTGTTCACGCTTTGCAGTCTCATCGGGAAGGCTTGTCTTCCACTTGTAAATCTGCATATCTTGTAGTTGCTGCAGGGCATTGGTAAAAACCTCGTCTTGGAGCAGTAGCTCTGACTTTGTGCCCTTGCGGATAACGTCTTCCTCGGTCATTGAAAGGTTCCTTGTTGTTGCATTTGTTGTTTGAGCAGCTCACGGTCAATGTTCTGTTGAGCCGTGATTTCTGCCGTGTTGATCTGGGTGTTGTACTTCAGCTCCAGCTCGTACTTCTTCAGCGCCATCTCCTGGTACATCTTGTCCCGTGCGAAGTCATCGTCCATCATCATCTTCTGGCGGCTCAACTCAAGCTCTGCTGCCTTCTTCTGGATGTCGGCCTGGATGCTCTGTGCCTGCACTTGCGCCAGCACCTCCTCGGGGGTTGGCTTGGGTGCAGGTGGCTGTGGCGGCTGGTAGTCGGCGGGTATCTGGTTGAAGAACTGGCTGGGGTCGCGGAAACCGTTCAGCTCCACAATCTTCCGCAACGTGCTGCTGTACTGTGCTGGCGTCACCAGTGGATTGACCACACCCAACTGGGTCAGCACTTCTTGCTGCTTGGCGCTAATCTGCATCAGTGCAGCTACGCGCTCGTTGGTGTCGCCGTTGCCCATGCCAATGTTGATGGAGCAGTCCATCGCAGCGTCCCAGGCTCGGGGGTCAATCTGCACAAACTCATTCCGCAGCCGCACCATGCGTGCCTTATCCTGGTGAGTGGTCACAAGGAACAGGATGCTCTTGAACAGCTTTTTCATGCCCTCTGCCATGAGCCTGGAGATCAACTCAATGCGGCCTTGGCTGGCTGAGATAGTCGCTGCCACCGCTGCCTTGGTGCTGGACTGCAGGGCATCAGCATTCAGACCCATTGCCGCCTTGCTCATGCCAGTTCGGTCCTCACGAATCTGGTCAATGTAGTCAAGCATCGGGAATGCGGCCTGCCCCACAAATGGTGTGGAGAACGGCTGCACCATGCCGGGTGCCCTCATGCGGATGATGGCGCCTGTTTCGTTGTTCAGCACATCGTCAATGTTGACCTGGCCTTCAACGATGGCAGTGCGTGGGTGGATGCTCTGCGCCAGGCTGTCCAGCGTGTTGCGGAGAATCTCGCTCTTGATCTCTTGCAGGTCGTGGGTGATGTCAAAGATGGACATGGCCTCCAAGGGAGAGGTGTGTGGCTCGGGGTCACAAGGGAAGTCAATAAACGGAATGTAGCTCGCCGGCAGGTTCCGCACAATCTTGTAGCCGCTGCCGATGCAGCAGACTTTCCGCAGCTCGGGAATCCCGTCCTTGTCGTAGTCCACCCGCAGGTATGCCTCAACGTACAGTACCCGCTCCATCATGGGGTTGGCGCTCTCAGCAGACACACCAAAGCTGCTCATGGGCTGTCGCGCCAGGAACTCCTCGTTGGTGTCCAGGTCGTTGCTGGTGATGTTCTCGCGCACCTCGTCCTCGTCGTAGCCCAACTCAATCAGTTGCGCCACAGTTGCCATCTGGCGGTGGGCAATGATTGCGCTGTCATCAAATGACCTGGCCCTACGGTCCAGCAGCAATTCCTCTGGCGGCACCGACATAATCCGCACCCGTCCACCTTTGATCTTGCGCTTGATCTGCACATCGTGCAGTTGGCCCATCATCTGGTCAGGGTAGGTGTTCATCACCATCACATCGGTCTGCTCTTGCATCAGAATCTGCAGCGTCTGGTCATCCAGGCCAGAGTATTCCTCAATGCGTACAGTCTCATCCTCCTCCCACCAGCACTTCATAATCCCGCACTTCCGCACCAGGCTGTCTTTGAAAGTAGCGTAAGTGGTCAGGAAACCGTTGTTGTCGCTGTTAAAAATGAAGTTGCAGTAGTCGGTGGCCTGCTGTGCATTGGCAACGTCCTCTGGACCCGTAGGCACAAACTCGACCGTGTTCTCTGAACTGAAGAATATCCGCATCAGGCTGGGCATCATGGCTGATACGGTATCGCGCACCTCCATCGCCACCACCTGGCTGCGCCCATCTTCCTCGCTGCCGAACAGGTCGCCCCTGTAATACTCGGTGCCCTTGGCTCGGATGGGACTCAGGTCGGTATCAATGTAGCTAACGGCATCGGTCAGCTCCATGCTGATGATGCCCTGCAACTCATCAAGGTCCATGACCTCAATGGCCTGGGTGTCGGTGTTTAGATTTTCCATTTCAAAACCATTCTTTCGCGTAGTTTGGACGATGTTGCTCAATCCAAGGTTTAGCCGCCAGCGTCAGCGCATATGCATCCCGTCCTATGGTGTTGCTGCCAATGTGGTGAACGTAGCTGGCACTCAGAAAGTGCTTATAGCCCTTCTTCACCAGGTCAGCGCAGATGACGTCATCGCTGAAGTAATTGATTGGCGGAAACTGACAATCCTCAAACGCCTCTGCAGACATCCAGGCAAATATCGGACTTACCACCGATATTGGCCTAACAAATGACTCATGGCTGAACTGCATATTGT